TGTATACGATGTTTGATAAAAATAACAGTTTTTATATTCAAGATATTAAATTCAAACAAACAACGCCAGCAACTTGGGTTGCATTCACTGGCTTGATGTATATTAATGATTATACTGACTTTTTTGTCAAACTAGAAAAAAGTAATAGCAATGAGTTTATAGGTATTATTAAAATAGGCAGTGATACAGCCAATTTAAACTCTTGGTTAGATTTTGGCAGTCCGTCTGCATACCAAACAGCATTAAGCAAAAGTCAAAAGTTTGATTTTACTAAAAAAGACGAGCTAACTTATATCTGTAATAATCGTGTAGTCAAGTGGTGGCACGACGGCAGTATACCAGAAAAGAAATATAAAAAGACATTGGCTAATTCTAAAGTATGTCCGCCTAATTGTACATACAAGGGTAATTATATGGCCTATGACTTTTGGCCTGGCAAAACATTATATGAATTTAATAATCCAATAGCTTTCAACGAATTACTGTATTGGCTAGATACAAAGGTATGGCATCATGTTGATGCTGATATTAGTCAAGCTGCTATAGAGTTTTACAAGACAAAAAGCCTAGGACGCATTAACAAGTTTTTAGAAAAGTATTCAAACTTACCTGTTGTTGATAATATAGACGGAGTCACAGTAAAAGACTACAGTTACTATCTCAATAAGATTGACTGGGATTACTTTGCAAAAACAGCTATGCCAGGATTTGTACACGGAGACTTACAGTTTGATAATGTTATTATTAACAGCGCCGGAGAATTTAAAATAATCGATTGGCGCCACGAGTTTGCTGGAATAGTAGAATACGGTGATATATACTACGATCTTGCTAAGTTAGCCGGCGGCCTAATAATCAACTACGCCAATATTAAAAATCATAATTTTAATATAGAAGTTGATGGCAGCTCTGTGACTCTTAGCATACCAAATGTAGACCATATAACTGTTTATCAGGAAAAACTCAAGCAGTATATCGAAGCCAGTAATTTAGATTATAATAAGGTTCAGCAATTAGTGCCTATTATATTTTGGAATATGAGCCCGTTGCATACAGCACCCTTTGACACATTTTTGTGGTATTTGGGTATTAAATTATTTCAGGAATTAGAAAATGCCAACAGCTAGTATATCACAAGTTGCACTATTATATCTTAAAAGCTTTGCTGAAAAGGATATAGGAAGTTTGGAAGTATTATTTTCAGATACAATAACACTGGCCGACTGGGACGGGCAACTTATTGGAAAAGATAATATATTAAATTTTAACAAAAAAGTATTTGCTTCGATTAATAACATTAGCGTGGATGTTGCCAAAGTGGCAGTGGGACAAAATACAGTTATGGCTGAGTTAAGGATTACATTGAACAATACTCAAGTAATCAATGTTGTTGATGTTATAGAATTTGACGACGAAAATAAAATACAATCTATTAAAGCATATAAAAGATGAAAAAATATATAAGTTTAAGCCAGTATCCAGGTAAAACTGGAACTTACTTTTATAATAAATTCTTCGAGCATTACAATATAGATGCTGTTTACGAAGCAAAGTTTTGTGACAATATAGAACAATCTTTGTCGAGAGCAGTTTGTAATGGGGTCAGTGGAATCAGCGTAAGCATGCCTTTCAAACAAACAGTTATTCCATTATTAACCGAGTTTGACGCTTATATCGCAATTTATAATAGTTGCAATACAATAACCGTTAATGGAGAAATTATTCGGGGACATAACGCCGATATATTTGGTGTTGAACATGTTTGTAAAAGTATAGAACCCAATAGCAAAATAACTATATTGGGCGCAGGCGCGATAGGTAGTATGTTTATCAAATATCTAGAAGAAAGTAGTCATAATTTAAATGTCTGTGCCAGAAGTTTAAAAACCTGGGAAAATAGATTTATGCCCGCAGATGTGGTTATTAATTGTACTGCGTTAGGTACAAGTTCTACAGAAAGTCCTTATCAAATTGGACAATTACATCCTGAAGTTAAGTTAGTAATTGATGTTGCCATCAAAGACAACGACTTTAAAAATCAATGTTTGGCCAAGGGCATTAAATATATATCGGGACGAGAGTTTTACAAAGCACAGTTCTTAAATCAGTTTCGCATTTACACGGGCATAATACCCGATGCTGATTTATACAACAAGTTTGAAAGTAAATTTTATGAAACAGTTTAAGATGGGCTTTGGCCCGATGAGCAAAGAAATCATTGATATATTAGGCAGCTACAGCTTGAAAACTAAAACACCTATCATGATTATTGCTAGCCGAAATCAAGTTGATTTTAATTCTGGTTATGTGTGTACTACACAAGAGTTATTAGAACAAATAGCGCAGTACAAAACACAAAATTTATTAGTATGCAGGGATCACTGCGGACCTTATTTCAGTGATGCAGACCGTGGCATGAATCTTGAACTAGCAATGGCTAGATCTAAAGCAACCATCTTAACAGATATCAAAAACAAAATGGATTTGATACACATTGATGTTAGTAGAATACCCGAAAAGCAATTAGAACGAGGACGAGAACTCATCGAATTTGCTCTTAGCCAATACGATAAAATAATGCTTGAGTTTGGCAGCGAGGATAACACAGGCGAAGACATTGCAAGTAGTATAGCAAGACTAGATGAACAGTTAGAATTTTTACAGCAGTATAAAAATAATGTTAAATTCTTTGTCACACAAACAGGCAGTTTAACCAAAGGCGACCAGGTAGGAAAATTTGACTTGGAAACAAATAAGTTAATTGCCAAAAAAATACATGACGCTGGCTTTTTGTTTAAAGAACATAATGCAGATTATTTTACCGACGAAGATATTAAACTTCGAATCGACGCTGGAATTGACAGTTTAAATATTGCTCCGCAATTAGGTAAAGTACAAACAGACTTGCTTAAAAAATACGCACCTGAAGATAAATGGCAAACATTTGCAGACTATGTTTATCAACAGGAAAATTGGCGCAGATGGGTCAGCGACAATGGCAGAGACAAAGACAATGCAGTCAGTGTTAGTGGACATTATTGTTTTAACAGCAACGAATACAAAGACATCATTGCCAACATTGACTATGAAAAGTTTAAAAAGGCACTTGCATATTCTATTAACAGTTTGCTAGATTTTTACAAAAGGATTGAACCAAACGAATATATATTTCAACAAAAGCTAAAAGCAAAGCTAGAAGAATTGCGTAAGCGAGATCCTTTCATTTACAAATAATTATGAACATTTGGGGAATAAGTGCTAACAGTCACGACGCTGCCGTCAGTGTTTGGCACGATAAAGAATTACAATTTGCAGCACACAGTGAACGCTATAGCGGAATTAAAAATGACGGAGACTTGTGTGCAGGCATTATACAAGAAGCTGAGCAATTTGGTCGTCCTGACTTAATCGTATGGTACGAAGATCCGATACTCAAAACTGCACGACAGTTTCATGCAGGGCAGGGAGATAAATCTCAGGAAAACGATGTTAAAACTTATCTAGCTCGTTATGGCCTGACAGCAGGTGTAGTATTTGGACAGCATCACAAAAGTCATGCAGCCGCAGGTTATTACACTAGCAACTTACAAGATGCCGCAGTAGTAGTCATTGACAGCATTGGCGAATTTGAAACTCTAACAGTTTGGCATGGCCAGGGTAATGAACTAAAGAAAATTTATACACAAAGTTATCCAGACAGTGTTGGCTTGTGGTTTAGTGCTATGACACAGCGCATTGGCTTAAAGCCCAACGAAGAAGAATATATTTTAATGGGCATGGCGGCTTATGGCGATCCTGATAGACTAAAAGACGATATCTACGAAGACTTTTTTCAAACCATCAATGGTCCAGAAATTAAGTTCAAGCGTAACCTACACCGTGGATGTCCTGATTGGCGCTTGGATTTACTCAGCGAGCAAGACACATTTGACATTGCCGCCGCTACACAGCAGATATATACAGAATTATTGCACGGCATTTCTAAATGGGCACGAACAAATATAGCCAGTAAGAACTTAATCTTAATGGGCGGCTGTGCCCTTAACTGCGTGGCCAACAGTGAAATCACTGGAGACTGGGACAATGTTTGGATTATGCCCAACCCCGGCGATGCTGGCAGCAGTGTAGGCGGTGTGGTTGCTTTCTTTGGCGAACATGTTCGTTGGCCAGGTGCTTATCTAGGTACTAACATGGGCGATCAATATCCAGTGGAGAAAACAATTAATGAACTCAAAACTAGAAAAATTGTGGGCGTGGCTACAGGTCGAGCTGAGTTCGGCCCCAGAGCTCTTGGCCACCGCAGTCTACTGGCCGACCCAAGAGGACCAGACATCAAAGACACAGTCAACGCAATCAAACGAAGACAAAAATTCCGACCATTTGCCCCCGCAATCTTAGAAGAATATGTACATGACTATTTTGATATGCCCACAGGCATAACAGCTAGTCCATATATGCAATTCGTTGCTCGTTGTACTCGGCCCGACGAGTTTCCTGCTATCATTCACGCAGATGGAACAAGTCGTGTTCAAACAGTTAGCAAGAATGACAGTCCTGGTTTTAGAAAGCTTTTAGAGGATTGGCATCAAGAAACAGGTTGCCCGATGTTATTAAATACCAGTTTGAACATCAAAGGCCAACCGATGGTTAATAATCTTAAAGACGCCCAAGACTTTTATCTCAAATACAATGTTCCTGTTATAAGCTGAGCAGAATAATTAAATACTAGTATAATGCTAGATGTTTTCTTTCTCAGCTATAACGAGCCCTATGCCGACCAACACTTCCAATTTTTATTGGAGCGTGTTCCTCACGCTCGTCGTGTTCACGGAGTTCGAGGCTTTTATCAAGCTCATAGAGCCTGCGCCGAACAAAGCTTGACACATAATTTTTATGTAGTCGACGCTGATGCTTTGATAGTTAATTCCTTTGATTTTAGTTTCAAACCCAGCAAATTCAATAAATGGTATGACACCAACGAATCAGACTGTCTCTGTGTTTGGTCAAGTATAAATCCTATTAATGGCTTGATTTATGGCTACGGAGGTGTTAAACTATTACCTAAGCTACCTTTGTTAAAACAAGTAAATGACACAGTTGACTTTACAACAGGTTTTGGATTAAATATAAAAGTATTCGATGAGATTAGTAATGTAACTGCTTTTAATCAGGATCCTTTTTCAACTTGGCGTAGTGCTTTCAGGGAATGTACAAAGCTAGCAATTAATTTGACCAACGAAGAACTAAAGCATAAAGTGAAATACAATTACGAAGTTCTCGAACAAATATACAAAGATACTAATCATCGTTTAGATGTTTGGTGTACAAAAGGAAAAGATGCTCCTTTTGGACAGTTTGCAATAGACGGAGCTCGTCGAGGAAAAGAATACGGTTTGCAGTTTGCTCAAGACAGCAACGCACTTAAATTGATTAATGATTATGATTGGATGACAAATGAGTTTAATGAATTCTATAGACAACAATAATTTGTTTGTAACCAGCAGGGGACAACCTGCTATTGTTAAAATAGAGCTTAAAAAAATACCTGTGGTATTTTTAAGTTTTGATG